GCCTACTGTTGGCTAGGATACCTGAAGAGATTGCAGTTTCTCGTGAAGCTTATTTTAATAAGCAAACGAAAGATAGAAACGATGCAGTTGAAAACGATCTCATGAAGGAACAACATAATGCGATGCCTATCAATCAAGATAGACAGAGTCGTGTAACTTTTGGTGGTTCAAAGAAAAGTTAATTTTTTAACAATTTCTTATCCACTTAACATTAATAATAGGAGACAATAACTATGGCAAACGCAAATAGTGCATTCGGACTAAAACCATATATGAAAAATGGTAGTAGTTCTAACAGTACTGGTGTTGGTGGATATTCTCACTACGAAATAAAGAACGACAATAGCACAGCTATTTACAACGGTTCTGTTGTTATACCTTTATCAACTGGTTTTATCAGTTTGATAGGTGCAGCAGACGGTGGTACAGTAGCTCCTCTTGGAGTATTTATGGGTTGTGAGTATGTTTCATCTACAACTGGTAAACCGGTTTTTTCAAACTACTGGCCGGGTTCAGGGGCAGATTCAAATCACCCAATTAAAGCATTCGTATCAGACGATCCAAATCAATTATTTTTGATCGCTTCAGATGCTTCTCTAACAAACGAAGCTACAGCAAGAGCAGGTGTATTTTTAAATGCAGATATGTCTAGTGGTACTAGTGGATCTACCGTAACAGGTAAATCTTCTGCAGCATTAGGTGTAAGCACATTAGCAAGTACAGCAGGATTAATGCTAAGATTTATGGGTTGGGCCGAAGACGATACCAACTTAGATTTTTCAGCAGCAGGAATCTCTTGTATTGTTAGATTTACAACACACTTTAACGCTGACAGCATGGGAATAGCTGTTGGTACACCAGCAACTACAGGAGTATAAAGCATGGCTATATCAAGATAACAACTAGCTAAAGAGCTAGAGCCAGGTTTGAATGCCTTATTCGGCTTGGAGTACAAAAACTATGAAAACCAACATGAAGAGATCTTTACAAAAGAAACTTCAGACAGAGCTTTTGAAGAAGAAGTAATGCTTTCTGGTTTTGCTAACGCAGCAGTAAAACAAGAAGGTACAGCAGTAGGATTTGACGATGCACAAGAGTCATATACTTCTCGCTATACTCATGAAACAATCGCTCTTGCTTTCTCAATTACTGAAGAAGCAATCGAAGATAATCTGTATGATAGAATCTCTAGTAGATATACGAAAGCACTAGCTCGTTCAATGGCTAACACCAAACAAGTTAAAGCAGCTAACGTATTAAACAGAGCATTTAACTCTTCATTTACAGGCGGAGACGGGGTTGAACTTTGTTCAACTGCTCACCCAACTGTATCTGGTGGCAACGTTGCTAATGAATTAGCAACTTCAGCAGATCTTAACGAAGCATCTTTAGAGCAAGCATTAATCGATATTGCTGCTTTCACTGATGAGCGTGGATTAAAGATTGCAGCTAAGGGAGTAAAAATGATTATTCCTTCACAGCTACAATTTACTGCTGAAAGACTTATGAAGTCTGCTCAAAGAGTTGGAACTGCAGATAACGATACAAATGCTATTGCATCAATGGGAATGATTCCACAAGGTTATGTGGTTAATAATTTCTTAACTGATACAGACGCATTCTTTATTGTTACTGACGTACCAAATGGTCTTAAGTACTTTGAAAGATCACCAATCAAGACTACAATGGAAGGTGATTTTGATACGGGTAACGTGAGATACAAAGCTAGAGAGAGATATTCTTTTGGATTCTCAGACTTTAGAGGTGTATACGGTTCACCGGGTGCTTAATTAAATAGTATCTAATATTTGAAAAAGGGGTTTTCGAGCCCCTTTTTTTTGCTTTACTTTGTGGGAAATAATACTAATATATACCTAAACTAATAAGGAGGTATATTATGACCGCTTTATCGAAGTCTGTGATTGCTGAAAAGATAAGATTAGAATCTTTATGGAATGCTAAATTTTTATCTGAAGGCAAAGAAACAATTGATATGAAATCAATTGATGCTAAATTACAAAGGCTTAAAAATAAGCTTAAGTGTACTGGACATCACAGCAACGTTAGCCCTTTATTTATTCCTGAATAAATAAAGATTAAAATTTCAAAACACTATTTTTCAGCAAGGAATACCTTGCTCTATTGAAAATAATATATATACTTTTTCTACTAGGATTTATAAACACTATACAGACTGGCCTAGCAGACACTCGTAGAGACTGTGTATATTTACTACGGAGAATATTAATATGTCAACAACAACTTTTTCAGGACCAGTAAACACATTAAGTGTTATCGGTCTTAACGTATATACAGTGGCTACCGCACCTGATGGTGTGGAAGGTCAAATTGCGTATTTTTCAAACGGAGCTGCAGGTTCAGCAATCCTAGCTTTTTATGATGGATCTAATTGGAAAAGAAGCGATACTGGTGCTACAATAGCATCATCTTAATTTTAACGGGGAGTTTAGGCTCCCCAACACAAGGAGGTTTATAATGTCAGGTGGAAGTTCATTTACAAGTGATCAAACAACACTTAATAAAACTACAGGTTCAGCTTCTGCATTAAGAGTAGGTAGAACTAGAGTTACATCTATTCAAGGAAGAGGAGAAGCAGGTTCAGTTTTATCTTTACATGATGCGGCAACAGCAGAGGCTGCAGGAGCAGGAAATTTAAAAGCTATTTACAGGTATGAAACTGAAGGATTAGAAGTTTATATACCAGGTTCAGGTATTTTATTTAAAGAAGGACTTATTGCTACACTTACTCAAACAAGTGGAACAGACGGAAGCGTTACTTTAACTATTACAGGAGCTTAAGATTTACAATGGCTACATCAGGCACAACTACATTTGACCTTGATATTGATGAAATAATTCAAGAAGCGTATGAACGATGTGGTGTCACAATGAGAACAGGTTATGGTTTAAAAAGTGCTAGACGTTCTTTAAATATTTTATTTGCAGAATGGGGTAATAGAGGACTTCATTTATGGAAGGTAGATCAAGCTACAGTTCCTTTAGTAGAAGGACAAGCTGAATATAATGCAACTACAGATAGTACAAATTTTCCTACAGGGATTAATGAAGTTTTAGAAGCTTTTGTAAGAGATAATTCTACTACGACAGCACCTGTTGATACTTCTTTAGCTAAAATAGATAGATCAAGTTATTCCGCTTTAGCTACTAAATTATCTAAAGGAACACCAAGTCAATACTATGTAGAAAGAACAACCTCTCCTAGTATATATTTATATCAAACCCCAAGTAGTTCTTTTTCCGGATCAAGTTATGAATTAAAATTTTATTACTTAAAAAGAATACAAGATGTAGGTACTTCATACACAAATGAAACTGATATTGTTTTTCGTTTTATACCTTCTATGATTTCTGGTCTTGCTTATTATTTAAGTATGAAAATAGCTCAAGATAGAATTCAAATTTTAAAACCATTATATGAAGAAGAATTACAAAGAGCATTAAATGAAGATGTTACATCTACTAGTCTTTATATTAGTCCAAGGAACAGTTTTAGGTAGTTATGGGAAATTTTGCAAGAGGTAAATATGCTAAAACTATATCAGATAGAAGTGGTATGGCTTTTCCCTATAGAGAAATGTTAAAAGAATGGAATGGTGCTTTAGTTCATAAATCAGAGTATGAATCAAAACAACCACAACTTGAACCAAGAGTACATGCAGCAGATCCTCAAGGATTATTAGATTCAAGACCAGATAGAGTAGAAAACCCTGTTCCTGTTCTATTAAATATCAATTCATTTAAAACAGGTAGTGCAAGTTCTTCAATTATAACAGTTACAGAATTTACTCATGGAAGATCTTCCGGTGATATAGTTTGTTTTAGAAACTCTTTAAGTTTTGATGGGATTTCTGCAAATAACATTAATAAATCTGAAGGGTATGATATAACTAAAGTAGATGATGATAGTTATACTTTTAGTGTAGATACAGACACAGCAACAACAGGAAATTTAAAAGGAGGAGGCGGAAATGCATCAGCAGGTCCGGTAACAATCACAGCATGACAATGACTCTTAGCGAATTAAAAACAAACATTAGAAATTACTCAGAAACAGATAGTAATGTTTTAACTGATACAGTTTTAAATGTTATTATTAAAAATGTAGAAAATAGAATTTTTAGATCAGTAGATTCTGATGATACTAAATTTTATGCTACTTCAGATTTAACAGTGGGTAATAGATATGTAACTATTCCAAACGATACTAGAATCATTAGATATGTTCAGTTAACAAATCCTACAACTTCTGATCAATTTTTCTTAGAACAAGTAGATTCTTCTTTTTTAGCTGAGTATTTTCCAGATCCAGATAATTCAAATGATTATGGTATTCCTAAATATTATGCTCATTGGGATTCAGATAATTGGGTAATAGCTCCAACTCCAAATTTAGCTTATGTGGTAACTCTAGCTTATATAAAACAGCCTGATACAATCACATTATCTGATTCTACTACTACTTATGTATCTAATAATTTTCAGGATTTACTTATCAATGGTTGTATGGTAGAAACTCTAAAGTACTTGAAAGGTCCTGATAATATGCTACAACTATATGAAGGTACTTATCAAGAAGGCCTTCAAACGTTTGCAGCTGAACAACAAGGTCGTAGACGCAGGGATGAATACACAAGTGGTGCAATTCGTCTAGATATACAATCACCACAACCAAAAATGAAATAAAAGGAGATAATAAATGGCTAACATAATACCAGATCCGTTCAAATCAGAACTCTTATCTGGAACACATAATTTTGCTAACGGAGGCAATAGTTTTAAAATAGCTTTATACACAGATATCTCAGGTTTTTCCACAGCAAGCACTGTATATTCAGCTA